GTCTTCGTCGTAAGAGAACTCATCTTCCATAAGGAAGCTAATTTCTTCTGCATCTAAATGAGGTTTAGTTTGATTGTAATACTCTCTTAGCAACGCGGTATCATCAAGCTTGCTGTAGTCTTTGTTAAGCTTAACATAGTCATTAATATCACCGCCGGTTTCCTCCATAAAATCAACTAGCTTTTGAATATTTTCTGGTAAAGCTTGGCCAGTCGCCTCCGCCTCTGCTATTATCTCTTCCACATCCTCAACTTCTTCCCCTGTTATTTCCTCTAACGTTGGGGCTTCTTGTGTTTCAACTTCCTCGTGTACTTCTTCTTGTTCTTGTGTGGCGTTGGCATCTTCAGTGCTTGCAACCACTCCGCTGTCGTCAGCGTCACTTTCTTTAACTTCATCTTCTACTGGTGTTGGGGGTTTACTAAAGTCTACCTTTGTAACGCTATCGTCTCCAGCAGACTCAAATTTACTTTCATCAACTGCTTGTACAGTTTGATCTTGTGTAGTTTCTTCAACTACTTCGTTTTCTTGTTCCATAATATAATATAATAATAATTAATAAATTTACCTAGGGTCAAACGAGCCTAAGTTAAAACCTCCTCCAAGTATATCATTACCTGCGGATTCAAAGTTTTTAGGTGGTTTTTGGTTGTTTCTTTGGTCAATCATCTCACTTTGTTGAGACGCTTGGATTTTTGTTCTTTCATCTTTACGATCTTCTTTTTCTTTTTCCCTACCCTTCATGCCTTGAACCTCCATGTTCTTTAACTGCATGCTGTACTTAAACTCCTCAAACATTAAAAACTGCTTATGGCGCACTTCTTCGCTCATTTTTTGTTGTTGCAATTGAGCTTTTAACTGCTCTAAACCAGCTTCGGCTTGAGCTAAACTTTGTTGTTTTTGCATTTCAAGTTGAGCCGCTTGTTGCTGGGACTGTTGGTTAATCTGCCCTTGTTGCTGCATGTTTTCTTGTTGCCTTTGTTGGTCAGCCGCCATCTTCTTTTGCCTGCGCAGTTTAAGCAGTTGGTTTGCTAGTTTTAAATTTCTTATTTCCCTTAAGTCTATAGCGTCTTCTAACTCTATGCTTTGTTGTGCCAAAGCCGTTTGGATGTTGTTTTCTAAAATAGCTTTTTCTTCTTCGTCTGGATGTAATTCTAAAGATATTCCAAAATCATATAAATGCATTTCCGACATTTCCTCCAAAGAAGCAACATTATGAGCGCCTATGCTTTGTATGAAAGCATCTTTGGTTGGAGAGTACTCTATAATATCCGATACTCTTAACGACAACATCTCACACACCTCGGTTGTCAAAAACAAACCGGCCTGTAAAACGTGTCTTGTAGCTGTGTTAGAGTTTGCCGCTGCTAGCTTTTGAATACCAACTAAAGCGTTTGTGTCTGGGCTGCTACCATCTCTAGCCTCATTAAGTCCAGTTACATCTCTTATCATTTGCATGTAGTAGTTGTAATTGCCTATCAAAGCCTGAAGCTTAGTACCACCACTACCACTAGTTAATTCTTGTATTGGTACTTTGGCGTTGTTAAATTCACCATCCTGCGTGTATGACCTACCAATAACAGATCCTGTTTGGAAGAACATGTTTAAGGCTTCTTGTGGGTTGTAGTTTGTTCCGTTTCCTAAGTCAACTTCAGCCAAACCATCTACATCCAAGTAAACGCCATCAGGAACCATTCTAGATAATACCTGTTGAAGCTTAAGGTGAGTTAGCTGAATCATGTCAGCAAAACCAGTTATTCTACTCACTAGTGATTCTATACGCCCTTCGTACATTCCCGGGGCTACTATAGAATAATTCATTTTAACTTTTGTAAAGTTGCTTTTTTCACGCATCATATTTTGCGCTCGTTCCCATTTTATAAGTTTATCACTACCTAGTATTAGAGCTCCTTCAAAAAGACACTCTACAGCTCGCTCCGTCCTTGTGTACAGATCTTTTTTATCTTTTCTTGGTTTAAAAGTGTCTTCTTTTGGTAGGGTTTTTATAGCGCCAGTGCTCATTGTTTTAACTTTGTAAACCTCATTCATGTAGGTTTTATAATTAAAATAAAGCACGTCTATCTGGTTGTTATCATTGTTATCGTTAAAGCGTCTTTGTCCGTATCCTTTATGGTTCTTGTTTTTAACAATATCCTCAAGTTCGTCCTGCTTTAAAAAAGGAAATTCTTTTACTAATTCGTTTATTGGTATAGTTTTTATTTCCCCAACATAATATATATCCTCAAAATAAGGAGAGTCAGTATGCGAATACACTAAGTTAGCTGGATCTACATACTTAACTGTAACCCCTTCTGACGTGTTAAACTCTGTTTTAACAGCACCTATACCAAGAACAGCTAGATCTCTGTAGAACCGTTTTTTTGTTAGACTATATCTATTGCCGTCTAACAACGTGTTTAAAGCTTGTTCTTGTGCTATTTCTACGTTTTGCTTGTAACTCAACTGCATGTACAATCCTAACTCTTCTTCTGTTTGTGGTATTTTAGATTGATCCGTGTGAAACAAGTTGACGTTAAAGTTATTTTTAACTTGTGTGTTGAATTCCCTCATTTGCAAGTCACTCTGAACCATCTCCATGAACTTAGTACGTTTAGCCACGCCGTATGGGTCTTGTGAATAAGCTTTTACATCATACTCTTTTTCAGCCATTCCATTGACTATTATATCAACAAACTTAGATATTACTGGAACAGGCTTCCAATCTAAATTAAGATAGGACAAATCACCGTTGATCGATAACTCATCCTTATATTTTTGAGTAGACTGCTCGCCTCGAGCGTACAACCTTAAATTTCTAAAACTATCATGGTTAGAACCGTGTCTTCCAGGTTTCCCTCCATCTCCTTCAAACCACTCGCTTTGTATTGCTTTACCAACCTTTAGACCGTATTCATAGCTTATTTTCTCAATATCGCTAACGACTTGACTTGGGAAATGATTTCTTTTATTATCAGCCATATTTAATTTTTAATTATTTTGCTAGTACTACCTTTTTGGTCATACCTAGATATGTTTAAGTTTAAATTAGGTTTTTGTATTTTAGCGTTTGGAGTGTACAAATGCCTGTTACAAGCCATGATAGCTAGACCAGAGCTTATTGTTGCATCAAACTTTGTTCTTTTATTTATATCAAATTTACTCCAATCATTTAGCAAGTCGTTGAAGTACAAATCACCATACCCTCCTTCTTGCTGTATACCCACGTGGTCTTGGATATACATCTCAATTGCTGCGGCGTGTGCTTGTTTTATGTCTTCACTTGAATTGGGTATCCCACCAACTTCTTTTTCCGCGACGGATAACTTATTCCATACTTTGTCTGGGCGATTCATACTAAACCCTCTATAACCTCTTCTTCTTAAATAATACAGTAGACGGGGTTTATTGTTCTCAGCTAGTATTGGCATACCATAAAAAACTATAGCCATGAGCATATCTTCAAAAAACATCTCTGCTGTTGGTGGTCTAGATAGGTATTCTAAAAAGAAACTGTTAGGTGGTGCGTCTTCCATACTAAACTTAGTTAAGCCATGTAAAGCTCCCTTGGATCCAACGCCATCAACTGTTCCTGATATATCATATGAATCACAACCAAAAGCACCTATGTGTTCGTTTCCAGGATACTTAACACCATTCTTAAGTATAACATTGTTTTGCATATGTGTAGGTGGAACCCAACTAATCTTAAACCTACCTTTGGCGTCGGGGTAGAATATCACTTTTGAATCTTTTATACCGCTAACCCATTGAAAATTACCCTGAGTAACACCTAGTGTCCTTGACATCTCCTCGTTGTAGTCTATCTGCTCATATATCTTAACCAAATTAAATATAGAGTTTTTAGATTCATCTCTAAACGCGTGCTCTGTTGTTCTTGGAAACTGGCGGTAGAATTCGTTTAATCCATCGTGATCTGATTTTAAACCATCAACCTCATTTTGCCAGTTATCTATTACACCTACATCTATTAATTCACCGGTTGGGTCGAACCTATCGACATCAGGAGTAGTGAATACTGGAACTCCGTACTCATCAATAAATCCTTCGTAGTTCCATTCCATTGGGATAAACAAAGAGTATAAACCAGACTTTGTCTGGCCATTTCTGTTTCTTTTTGTAACATCTGAAGCATTGTATAATTTTTTAAAGTTTTC